GTGGGTTTTGCTCGAACACTTGATGAATAAGCTGCTCGAGTTCATTCCACATTTGCTGATTTTGGGCCTGGGCTCGCTTTGCTGCTTCAGGATCCATTATCCCGCCCATTTCATCAAACCCATTAAACGGTTGGTTGTTCATTTGGTGCGCCTCCCTCTAATCCTGCGGTTGCTGCGTCTTGTACTTGTTGAGCAACTTGTTTGGTTTCCGGATCACTGCGGATTAAATCAGGGTTAATGCCTAATTGCTGGCCAAATTCACGCGGTAAGTTCTCGATCTTAACCTTGAGCGCCATTACTTCAGGCGGTACAAACTGAGCCATTGAACTTAACCATAGTTGAGTGTTTTGGAATGCCTCCTGATCAGCTGCTTTGGCCAGTGGTGAAGTTGGCTTAATGGTAACGTCCTTGCCATTAACTTCAATATCTGGAATTTTACCGCGTTCCTTTAATATATCAACCACGGCGGCCACTAATGGACCAACAAGTTCAGACATTTGACGACCAATTGATGCGCCAGCGTTCTTTAAAAACTCTTGGTTACGAAGAATGTTCTCTGTAGCAGAGCGAACAGGATCGCTAATCTCGCCTAATGGTGAGGAAAAGAAAGCTTTCCTTATGTTTTCTCTGCCATCTTGAAGATCCTCTAAAGTAATATTAATATTTCCCGATGGGGTTAGCGCCTTTAATGTCGGGTTGGCATTGTCATTACTACCAACAGGAATGATAGCTCCGGGCGCTACAGTTACAGTGTGCGGGTTGAATATCCCATCACTACGCCCCGTATATAACCCAGACATTTGAATGGCGCCATTGCCTAGTCTTATCTCGACAATCTTATTAACGGTTCTAATATCGGGCAACTTACTGATAGCAGGGCCACGGCCATAAGCTTCACCCGGCGTCACCTTCCAACGAAAGGCAATCATTCTGCGAGTGTTAAAGCTTTGAGTGAAGATAACCTTCTTTTCCCAAATAACTAATTGATCATACTTCTTTGAAACGGTATTAAAAAGCATCGCGCTTAATATGCTGACCTCGGACATAGGATCCTTATCGATAACCTTTTTCAGATCCGTTGGGATATCGGCATCTGGCCAGGTTGTTTTAATACTTCCAGCTTCAACCGACTGTTTACGCCAAATGTTCTTAACCGGGCCACGAGCAGGTTTTTCAACGTACAACTCAGCAAGAGGTATATTAGTAAACACAACAGCAGAGCTTTCATTAAAATCATTCTCCTCTACCAAAACACAACCAGTGCCAATAGCTAAATCATTAAAGGCCGGTGTTATTTCGGTGTCAAAATTCGAGTGGTTAAGGTGAGTAAAGAAAGTATCTGTAGCCTGGGCTAGTTCCTTGTCTACTTCTTCCTTTTCGTTTTTGGGAATATCATCACCGGCAGTTAACTTCATCCATTGTATCTGAGCTGGCACTAATGAACCTTGGAGCCTTGACGTAAATTGATCAAGCCCTTCTTCAGCCGTGGAGTCATAAATAAATCGGTTCTTTGTTTGGCCTGGACTGTGGATACTGAACGTTTCACGTTGAGGTGCCGCAAAGTCCATCGCTTCTTGATGGAGTGATCGCCACAAGTTAAAGCGAGTGTCAGTAGCTGCAAACCGTTTCATTAGTTGGGCCATTGTGCCAAGGCCTTTAGGTATCTCAGCCATTATACAGTGCCACCTAAGTTGGTTGATTTAACGCCTGTCTCGCTGGTTTTGATTAACGAACGGCGGCCAGCTCGACCACTGGCGGCTTGTGCTTTTTTGCGGGCTAATACATCTTCAGATTCAGCAAGGTCTAGCTCGCTTGCCTGTCGCTGCTTTTGGATTAGGCTTGTTTGTTCACGCTGAGCACGTTTAGCTCCGGTTCTACCTGTGCGGAATGGCTTCTCTAGTGCTGACATTTTAATAACCTCTTGTAAAGTTGGTGTGGCGTCCAGGTCCAAAATGAGTCTATTCCAATTAATGACTTCACAACCTCAACACAGTTGAACCGGCAAATGTGGCCCCGGTCCTTTGTCAAGTCATATGTTACCACAACAGTCACAACCTTGTTGCAATCCATAATTTTAGCCAAACTTTCCTCGTTATTGGGTAATAGGTCAATATCAAGGTGGCTTCTCATTGGCTCAACCAACATTATGAATTGACCGCCTGGTGACTCCTTGAAAGCATAGCAGTGGCTAAACCCTTTTTCTAGAACCAGCTGCACCCAGTGCTTTTCGTCAACGTCTTTGAAGCATACATGCCATTCCTCAACCACTTCAACCGAAGACATTAAAACCCCCGGCTTTAGCTGGTGCTGCATTATGACGATTAGGTTGCGCCATTGTATCTTGCCACGCCTGGGCCATTTGACGGAACGCATCAGAGCCGTTCGACGCCCAATCATGCACTGGTGTATCGTGGTAAACGTCCCGCTTTTCGTCATATTCCCGGCGATAGCTAGCCAAAGCATTAATACCCTTTTCACATCGAGTTTCATCAAACCATACTCGGGGGAATATTTTGCGTGTTGCTTCAATGCCGTCAGCTATCCGGGTAACCCTTGGTACAACCTGAAATACAATGCCCATAGTGATAGCTGTATCTCTCCGGCTTTTACCGCTCATTAACTCCCTGGCTTCAATATCGTGTGGTGCGAAGTGGTCACCAAATGAAACGTTATGTTCTCGACCAAATTGCTTGACGTAATTAATGTAATGCGCCATGCCCTCACCATTATTTTCATAATAGTTAATGGCTCTAATCTCTTTGCCAACTGCCTGAATAAACCAAATGCACATATCATCACCAATACCCAAATCCCAAAACGTATGGACCTGTAGTGATGGCTCGATAGGCACAAAACCAATTCGCTTATCCTTGTGGGCCGCTGCAATCTCTTTCGAGTAATAAGCGCCAACGATGGCAGCATCAAATGAGCAATAGTATTCTTGCTGAATCATATCTTCGGACATTCCAGCGTCACGATCATCTTGTATTGCTTCTTGAGTGATTATTGGTGAACCATCAGCCCGGCAAGTATCATCAACAGTTAACTTCGAGTAAAACCATTTAGGGTTCTTTCTAGCCATTTCAGCCATTGTAAAACCGTGATTTTTACCCCTGGCGGTATAAATGAAGATAGCCCAACCGCCATTTTCGGCTAGTATCGGTCTTATGTAGTCCCATGCTCTCGGGTTGCATAGTGACCACTCGCTAAAAATGACGCCTTTAGGGTTTGCCCCAACCAATGAATCGAAGTTGTCAGAGCCGCATAACTGCCAAAGGGATCCGCTTCTTAGTTCAATCTGCATTTCCTGTGACCGGGTGGCAACCCTCAACTCTTTAGGGCAACACTGGTCAATCATTCGTCGACCGGCCCTATCGATACCATCCCACACAACTTTACGGGCTTGCTTTTGCGTTGGGAGCATATGCCAATAAACGCCAGGGTGTTCCATTGCATCGGTTATCGTGTAGTTCATTGAGGTTGAATCTTTACCGGCGCGACGATGCCAAACAGCAACAGCACGTTTGCCACCATCTTCAAGGAAGTTCCATAAAGGCATTTGGTGGTCCATGCAATCCCAGTCATTGGGCATTTCAATTTGCATATTAATAGACCCTGGGGAATGTCATGACTTTTGATCTAAATGTCGTTTTCGCGTGATTTGGGTAGCATTTGATGTAAACATTATAAGATTCAATATAAACATCACCATTACCATAAAACTTTATTCTTGGCTTTTTTGTTTTCATGAGTCTTTACCCTTATATTGCTTTCTAATAACGGTTAGCGTGGTGTCCTGCTCGATCTTATCGGTGAACATCTTCTTATTTCTGCCAATTAATTCAAGTGCTTTGTTCGCACCGCCCGAGTCAAACTTAAACTCTCCCGTAGGCTCACCACCGGACATAACGGCTTCCTCCTGCATGCATCTGTCAGCAACCTTTTTAAGTTGAGTCAGCACCCAATCAGCGTCAATCTCGACACGTTTAGAACGTTTATTCATAAGTTCTTGTATTCTTGTGGCAATGTCAACATTCGTCAACAGCCTAGCGCCTTGAGACTTAGCTGTTCTTTCAGAGTAGCCAGCCCTTATTGCTGCCTGGGTAGCGTTTAAATCAACCAAGTATTCTTGGCAAAATGCTAATTGTTTATTGGTTAACTTAGGCATTACGGCCCCTTACTGGGTTAAGCTCCAGCCATTCCCTTCTGTCATTGCAATGACGAGTAACCACGTACTCATAAGTTAGCGGCTCATCAAGTGGGTTTGTTACGCTTTGTTTTGGCGCCTCAAGAAGAAGGATGCGATGCCCTGACCGTACGTTACTCTTGAGGTAAAGCAATTCCCCATCATGATACCCGCCAACAACTAGTATTTCTTTACGCATCGTTGACCTCGCCTTCTGGCTGCCCATGGTAATCAGCGTTAGCCGCAAAACACTTATTGCCATTAGGGTATTCATCAGCTGTTAGTTAAACGCCTATTTTTAGCATCCAACCCGTGTCGGCGTCCTCAAGATAAAAAGGCAAGTCGCCATGCTCATCAATTAACTTCTGAATGGCCTTTATGACACTAGATGCTTAAAGAAATACTAGTTGTTGGCGGGTATCATGATGGGGAATTGCTTTACCTCAAGAGTAACGTACGGTCAGGGCATCGCATCCT